ATGGATTGGGGAAGCTTTGGATGGAGCGAGGGCATAGCTGGAGCGGCGCTGATTGTCTCGTTCATTTCATGGGGCTCGGCGAAGGCTTCAGCTGAGGCCGCTCGACAGGCGAATTTCCTACAGCTACACAACCACAGGAAAGAGCTGTACCTGGCCTTCTATGACCTCCACGCCAGATTCGAGATCTATGCTGACCAACTGGAAAGCGACCATGTCCTGGCTTTTTTTGAGCACTCGAAGACCTGCTACCTCTATGTGAGCAGTGATCTCGCTGCGCAGCTAAAGGACTTTTTTAACAGGTGCTGGAAAATAGCGGAGAAGAGGGACCAACGAGGCTACCTGCTTGAGCAGATCGAAATGCACAAGGGCGATCCTTACTCCCAGGATCAGCTGGCACAGCTACGATTTGAGGAATCGAATAGGCTCAAGGAGTCGAGGGTTTTGGTAAAGGCGGCAATCCCCATAGGGAAGGAAGCGCTCGAGTCGCTTACGAGAGAAATCAAAGCCCAACAGGAGACGCCCAGCCTCTGGCGCAAGCTTGTCGAGATTTACCACGCACCATTCGACTGGGGAGACTGACTGAAATTTCAGTCCACACCCCGATGATGCAGCAGTAGTTGTGTCTGAACGCTGAAGGCCGCTCTGCTGCTGGCTTCGCTTCGAATGCTGTCTAATCTGGTTTCGCCGCTTTGGTCGAGTTTGCCCCAGTATTGGCGCGGTTTGCCGAGTTTCAATTAGACAGCTTTTCCCCTCCTCCGGCGTTCTGCCGACACCCAATCCCCTACCGCTTTCCCTGCAGCCAACTAACCTGGCTGCGCAGCCGATCGGCGTCCATCTTCTCGTCAATGGCCATCGCTCTGGCCGCAGCCAGCTCCTGGCGCAGGTGCTCGCTTTCTTTCTGGGTGACGTTCACCGCCAGCAGCAGCTCGTGATATCTCACATCGATCTCTTCCAGCGCTGGCGCGGGAGCACCATCGCCGCCACCGGCCATCCATTGCTGGACACTGAGCTGCTTGAATCCCCGGACGATGCGAACCTCTGTCCACAGCTGATCGCGCTCGGCCAGCACTGCGAGCAGGTTCTGGCGCAGGCGGCCCAATATCCCGCGCATGATCGCGATCTCCTCGACGTAGAGGTCGCGCTGGTTCCTGATCATCTCCAGGCAGTCCGGGTCGAAATCGTCACTCCCGAAGCTGCCGAACTCGTCGACTTGTTCCATGGCATAGCCCAATACTGGTTTTACATACAGTAGTTAGGGAGAAGCGGGCCAGCAAGCTTGACAGCGACGAACGGCTTGGCAGTGAGCACGCGGCGTCGCTGTGATCTATGTTTAATCCTTTAGGTTCGATCAGCCCCCAAAGGTATTGAGCCAAAGGCCCGGACAGGAGTCCGGGCCTTTCTTTTGAGGTATCGGTTGCCTCGTGTGAGGATTAAGTCTGCTTTTAGCGAAGCGGCACTGTTGTCATCAGATAAACAGGTCTACCCTGCCCTCCCCACGGCTATTCTCAGCCACTCTTGGGAGGGCCCATGGCTATTGGTAGCGGCGAGTATCTTCTTCGCACCCTGTTTCTTGAGAACCTGAACCTTCAAATAGTCATGGATCACGCGCGGAATGACCCGCAGTTCCTGGCTCAACTGATCAACCAGCTCCAAGAGCGCGGAGATAGCCGGACCGGTGAGGAGAATTCGCTGCTCGAGTGGGCGTGCTCGACGAGGCGTATTCAGAGTGCCGAGAGGTGACCGATGGGGAGCTTCGCGTCGTGGTCATTGTGCTGGCGATAGCGACTGTCGCCATCGGCGCAGCGTTCCTTGCGTTGGTACTCGGAATCGTTTGAAAGGCTGCCTACGGCCCTGAAGGCTTGCCCACCTACCTGGCAAGGCATACCTCTCGCACGTACTGCTGCAGCGCCGCTACCTGGCTGCGGGTCGTCGCGATTCCGTCTCGGAGACGCCAATAATCCCGTTCAGCGGCGTCATCAAGTCGGGGGGCGGCGCCATCACCCAGGCCGGCGGTGCCGGTGGCATTGGGCACGTTGCCGCTACTGGCTGGACAACTGGCTTGGAGCCGCAGCCGGCGACGGCCATCAGCAACATCGCCACGCAGGCGATCGTTCTCATCGAGCGCATTCTTCATTTCCTCGGTGTGCTTGCGATCCAGCTCGCTGACCGCCTGCTGGGCTTCCTGCTGCTTGGCCAGGGCTTCGCGTACCTGCTGGGCGGCGGCATTCGAGATCGCCGCCAGGTCCGCCTGATGGGCGCTGCGCTCGTTCGCGGTCTCGGCCTTTGCGTCAGCCACCTGTCCGGACAGGCGCCAGCCGTTCAGGGACCAGCCGATGCCGACCCCCACGGCGAGCAGGACGACAACGGCGACCGCGATCACGGCCGCCCTGTACTGCTCGAACAGCGCGCTCATGCCAGCACCACCCTGCCGCGGGCGGCGAGAGCCTGGCGCTCATCCAGTCCCTTGGTGCCGCCGTTGATGCGCTTGGTGATCGCCAGGGTATTGCCGTCGTCGGCCAGGTCATTCAGCCCGTTCTTGGACCAGAAGTGGGCGGCGGACATGCAGGCGTTCCAGGGAAGCTCCAGCAGTTCGGGGCGCTGCGCCAGATCCAGCGCCAGGGCGGCGCCAGCGGCGACGTAGTTCGCCCGACCGGTTACCTGCAGCAGTCCACGGCCCCGATACTTCCAGCCATCACCGGTGGCCTCTGGGCCATTCCCATTCCGGTTGGCATAGGCGTTGTTCGCGATCGCCTCCGGCCGGCGCGCCAGCTTGACGGCCAACTCGTTCGGCGTGCGAGGGCTGGCGGCCGGCGCCACGGCGTAGCGGCTCGGCCAGGTATTGGCCAGGCCTTGGGCGCTGTAGTTGAGGTTTTCCACCAGCACGGTGAGCTGGGCAGACTCGTGGCCACACTGGGCGATGAACTCGGCCATGCGCCGCGCGTTCTGGTCGATGCCATAGCGGTTCATGGCGGCATTCAACGCCGGCACGAAGACGGCGGCCACCTTCCGGCTGTTCGGCAGGATCTGGACGAGCTGTTGCTCGGTGATGCCCATGGCTTTCTCCAGGCGAAAAAATACCCGCGCTGTGCGGGTTGATTGTCCTCATGGTCGTGAGGAATCAGGTGATTTGTTGGTGTCAGGCGCAGCGATTCCGCGCGGTCGTGAGGATTTCAGCCGGCGCCGTAGCGGCTGGCGCCACCGATCCGGACACCGCCCCACATGAGCCAGGCGCGCCAACGGGCAATGCCGCTCGAACGTAGGGCATTGAAGAAGACCCGGTCAGCCTCCTCGCGCGGCAGCAGGCAGGTTCTGTAGAGCCAGTCGTGCAGCACCGCGGCGGCATGGCCATAGGCGCCCACCAGGTCGAAGACCACCGGCAGGCGTGGCACGCTGGCGAAGTCCGTCTCGAAGCCGGGCGGCACCGTAAGTCGGCCTTGCTCGGGGTCCAGATACGAAAATGGCGCCAGGAGGCGCCACGTCTTGCGGTCGGTCTGCAATTCGGCCTGCAGCGGCTCAGGGAATCGGTTCATGTTGCGGGAATCGGTCTGACGTAGACGAACAGCTTCACGCCGGCGACGGCCGCATAGCTGGGCAATACGCCGAGGTTCAGCGCCGAGGCGATGCGGCGGCAACGCACCGTGCAGGCGGTGGTGGTGGGCTCGCCGACCAGCTCGAACATCACCGGCATATCACCGTCAGCCAGGCGCGGCAGGCAGGCGATTCGCGGGGGCTTGGCCAGCTTCAGGGCGGAGTAGTTCACCACTGCCCTGCCCTGGGCATCGGTCGTCACGTCGTAGCTGATCACCACCGTGGATGCCACGCCCTCGGCGACCTTCACCGCATCCTGCGCAGCAGCCTTGGCAGTGCTGACTCCCTGGGCCAGGGTCAGCGCATTGGAGAAGAACGGCGTGTTGAACATGGATCACCCCCACAGTTTGTCGTCGGTCACGTCTACTGGCCTGGGCACAAGGTCCTTGATTTCGCGGGCTCGGAATATGAGTCGAGCCTTCTGCGCTGCGGATGCCTTGGCGAAGGCCAGCATGGTCTGGGCGTCCATAGGCACCATGGTGTTGTCAGCGGCAATCCAGCTGAAGTCGGAATTGGCATCCGCCCAGCGGAAGTTCTTTTCCTCTGCACCGCCGGCTACCGCCATGAAAGCCAGTTGTGCGTTGCCGAGGATGTTTTCTCGATCAGTGGCGCGCGACTGGAACAACTTTCCGTTGAAGATAAACCCTGAGTCAATTCGACGATCACGCTCTGCGGTAACCAGAGCATCGAAATCTTCCTTGCTAGCCGTTAAAGGCAACCAGACTTTATTTACGAAATCCCATATCTGTAGCCCACTATGAGGTGGCGGCGAGGGAACTTCAGAGGCATAAGAACTTGGATTTACCCCAACATACGTGCCAAGAAATGCGCCATCCTTATCAACAAAGAATTTACTTTCTATGCCCATGCTTTGAATACCAAGTTCCACTGCGTCTGGAAACCCACTTGTATTGAACCGCCATTTTTACCGGAAAACTGGAAAGGCCTGAACTGGCCGACCCTCACATAAAGATTCGAGCTGTCGTAAAGAAAATTGTTTCCCGTAGAGTTGCCGGCACTATTTGCTATATACGGCACTATATTATTTGCAACCTCAATAGTGTCTCCGACGACATAACCTGCCACCTCAGATATACAAATCGCCATAACAGCGACACCTTTTGGACGCATGCCTAGACCATGCGCAAGGGTATATAGGCTATCGTTTGTAATAGCCTGAGGAGGGCTTTCATAGTATTTCGAAAATGCTGCAGAACCGCCCCCGCCCCCTGCGGATGCTGCCAGCTGATAACCAACGCATCGCCAGTTCCCACCACCGAGAGAAACGAACGTCGCCGCATCGCCAGCAGCGGTCGTGACATTCGCTGCGCCCGGCAGGATCAGCTTGGTGGCGTTGTGGGTCAGCGTCAGGGCGCCGGAGAACACCAGGCGGCGGACAGCGCCAGAGGCGACCGTATCGAAGCTGGTAATTGTCGTGGTGCCGGAGATCTGGATGGTGTTGGACTGGGCCGCACCGATAGCGACGGTAGCAGCGCTGGCCAGGGTAACGATTGCTGCCTCATCCAGCGCGCCGGCGAGCGCCAGCGCATCACCGGCCGGGAATTGCTGGCTCCGACCAGATACTCGCGCGAGCGCGCGCCGGCGGGCCATTAGAGCACCACGTAGTCGTAGTCGTCGGTCACCAGCTCGGTGGCGCTGCGAGCGCGGCCCAGGCGCTGATCGATCTTGCCAGCCTGCGCGGTATCGGTGGCATCGAGCGGCGTGGACAGGACGCCCCCGGCGGTGCCCAGGTAGTAGTCGCCGCCGATGGTAAGGCCGGTCAACTGATCGTTCGTGGAGTCCAGCGGCCAGACGGTGGCGGGTTGACCATTGGAGACCTGGGCCTTCACGAAGCCGGTGGCGACGCGACCGTTGCTGTTGTCCGCCAGCCGCACCGACAGCACACCGCTGTTGGCGTACTCGTTGACGAAGGCGCCAGCGGCAAGGGCCTCAGTGGCCGGGGCCAGTCGAGTGGCCGCGCCGATTCCGTCCGGCATGGTGGTCGGGTCCAGCTTGCCGCTGGAGTTCAGCGCCGGGATCTTGCCGGCATCGGCGGCGCCGGCCGACTGGGTAACCGGGGTGTACTGCTGGGTCTTACCGTTCTTGCGCTGCAGAAGTTTGTCGACCATGGATCACTCCTAATCGAGCCAGACTGGCTCTTCGATATTGAGAATTACCCGGGTAGCGCTGACGGCCGCCCCGAGTCGAACGTCGAAACCCGACGCCGGCGGCGTTTGAGTCAGCGCCCCGTTGGTGCCGAGCCAGATAGGCCCGGGTATCCATGACCAGGCGGCATCGTCGACGGCGCCGATCAGTTGGATGTTGGTTGCCGTGCCAGCCGCGGCGGCAGTGAGCGCCAGGCCGAGTAGCAGGTCGATGTGATCCGCATCAGCAGACGAGAGCAGGAAGACCTGCCCATTCAGCTCGTAGACGACACGCAGCGCGCTGAGCGTTTCCCCGGCCAGGCGCTGGACAGCGGCGCCGCCGGCAGGGCCAGGCGCGCCAGGCGGCCCGGGCGGTCCCTGGTCGCTGACAGTCACCACCACGACCTCGGCTTCGGGCTCTACGACGATGCAGTGCTCTTCCTCGACGACTATCAGACCAGGGGAGTCGCAGCTCATGGGCAACCCTCCAGTCCGACCTCCACCTCGCCCTGGGCGAAGCGCGTCACCGTGCCGTCGACGAAGGTGAGCTCCAGATCCCAGGTGGCGCTCGTCCATCCGAGCACGGCGGTCGCCGCCGCGCTGAGGTGGATGCGCAGCAGGCCCAGGCCGTCGACAACCAGCCCGCCGTTCGCCGTTGTGAGCTCCAGCACCGGCAAGGCGCCGAACTCCGGCCGCACCAGCAGGCGGCCCGTTACGCCGGTCAGGTCTATCGGCGGCAAGTAGATCAGGCGCCCCGCCGAGGGCTTGGCGCCGCTGGCGTCGATGACGTTGACCTCCAGTGTGTCCTGGTCGATGACCTTGACCATGTGCGGCCGGGCGCAGGCCGGGTCGCGGTTCAGGTTCGGCAGCCCCACCACGCCGGCGAACCAGGCTGGCCAGGTGCCGATGAGGCCGTGGTCGGGTGCCGTAATGCGCACCGGCGCCGTGGCGGCGATGCTGGTGATGTCGCGGTAGATCCGGCCCGGCTGCATCAGTCGCAGGACCTTGTTAAGCGTCGTTCCCTGAATGATGCGCAGGGGAATGCAGGCCGGCGTCATGGCTGGCTACTCCAGAACAGGGTGGGGTTAGCTGAAGCTGATCTTGTGGGTGCCCTCGGGGAGAGGGTTGTCCAAGACCTTCACGAAGCACGAGACCGCGCCATTCATCTGGTTGAGATTGCCGAAGCTGGAGATGTTGTACTGCTGGGTGCCGATCTTGAAGGAGGCGAACGGCAGGTCGGCCTTGGAGGCGTAGCTGCCGCGAACGGTGATGATCAGGTTCTGGAACTGGCTGTTCCAGATGAGCCCCATCAGCTCGCCGTCGGCGCCCGGCGCAGCAGCAGCACCCGGGATGGTGGACGCCCCGCTCGGGCTGATTGAGCCGGCCGGATAGGCATAGTCGTTGGGGTTGATCGTGAAGCCGTAGAACTCGCCGCTCTTGAACTCCGAGCTCAAGGCGATCCCACCTTCCAGCGCATTCACCCGCCCCTCCAGCTCGGCAATCCTTGCCGACAGGCTGGTGATGCTGGCCTGGCCTTCAAACAAGAGGCTGAGCATGGCAGCTGTGATCGAGCAGTAGATAACGCTCCCCGCCTTCCATTCCCTGGTCTGCGTCCCTTCCTGGGCACGGTACAGGGCCGCGGTCCCGCCGGACACGGATGCGTCTACGATCTCCCAGGCCGTGGCCTTGGTGGCCGAGTCCGCGATGGTGAGACGGTAGTCACCATCGGGCAGGCCGAGCGGGCACGAGGTAACGTCAGCGCCCAGCGTTATCGGCTGGCTCCAGTTGTTCAAGAAGTTCATGAGCTGTCCTTAGATGTAGCAGACCGGCTTGTAGGAGCGGGTAGCAGCGAAGGTGACTGGGCACCAGCTGCCATACAGCTGGCCGCCCTCGCGGAAAAAGCTGGCGTCGGAATCAATAGCCGGCAGCTGCAGCAGGCCAGACGGCGTGGCTACGTCGGGGTGCCAGTGGGTCTCGCCCTGGTCCTCCGAGCCGTAGGCCAGCGCTGCGCCAAACATCTGGTAGGAGATCCGATGCGGGATCATACGCACTACGACCGACTGACCATCCTTCAACCAACTGCTGGGGTTGCTGCTGATGCAGTAGGGGATGTCACCCGGCACTGCCGCAACCGCGCTGGGCGATGCCGCGACGATGCCGCCCATGGTGATAGGCCGGTTACCAGGGTCCAGCGTGGCGGAATCGTTGATCGTCTGCGCCTCACCGGTGGAGTAATTCGCCTGGCCCTGGGTAGCGCTCTGGTAGCGACCAGAACCATCGCCAGTGAATTCGGTTGTCTCCTCCAGCTGCTGAGACGTAGAAATGCTCCATCCAGCAAGCTCTGATCCGTCCAGCGAGATAGCGGCCCTGAGGCTGTCCGAGACCGAATACTTGAGCGTCCACTTGCCCACGAGCGGCGCGCCATTCGGGAAGCTGGTTGGCCCTTCATGCTCAAGAGCGGGGATGTTCAGCACCCGCTGGTAGAGCATTGATAGCTTCCAGATCCGACGGATGCCGTCCGGGTCGTAGTAGACGCCCACCACCCAGCCGGTAAAGCCGCGCGACTCGGTGCCCTGGCGGATCCGGTGATCGATCAGGTACTTGTCAGCCGGCCGCTGACCGTTGATGAGCTGATCATTGTCGAGGTACCAGTCACTGGCCTGACCGGTGACCAGGGTTTCGCTGGCAGGCCCCAGCGTCTGAGCGCGCGTATAGAGCGTCGTCACAGCGGCCTGGCACTCAGCGCCCTTCCCTTTCAGGCTCACCTCAAGCCAGCCGACCGGGCGATAGCGCCAGGGCTGTTCTGAGCCGAAATCCATCGCCAGCTCAATCGCCGCGCGATCACCGGTTACCGTGGCGTGGTGCAGGAACTTCGCGTAGCCAGCATCGGTGTCCGGCGGCTGAGTGACAGCCGGCGTGTCCTGGCCGAGGCTCGGCTGGGCGACCGGATAGGTGTAGGACTCTGGTTTGCCAGAAAGCACCCCGAACCTGTCGAGTTTGATGCTCCAGTCAGCACTCACGAAGTTGAACGTGACCCGCCAGCAGGCGCCGTCCGGATCGATGTAGATCCAGCCGTACAGTTGGCCGCCATGTAGCTGGCCGCCGCCGATGATTGCCCTATCCCACCACTGCCAGCCGCGCTCAGCATCGTCGGCTGCTTCTTCCTCGCTCCGCTCCACCGCCTTGGCCAGCGGGTGCTTGACCAGCATCGTCGAGCCAGTGAAGGGATAGCTGTCGACGTACTTGTGCGGGTGGTTGAGCGTCTTTCCGTTGGAGAGCTTGAGCTTTCCGCCCTCCACCAGGCCGTGATAGGGACAGCCCCACACGGGCGAGGTCATGTCGGCACCTCGGTTGCCACCGTTCCGTTCGGATCGGCGTACTGGAACTGGACTGCAGCGCCATTGGCGTCCGTCATATTCATGGTCTTGACGGCCGGCAGGATGAAGAGACCATCGCTGCTGGTGAGGCCGCCGGCGTAATACTCGCGATCGGGCACGGTCTTGCCGTCGACCGACTTGGTCTTCTCGGTCAGCGGGCTTGCGATACCCCCGCCGGTATTGGTGGCCGGCCTGGGCTTGAACTCGCCGGTACCGCTAGCCGCCGGCACACCGCCGCGGGCCTGTACCTCGGGCAGCGCCTTGCTCGCCCGGGGCGGCGCCACCACAGCGTTGATGTCGTCCACCGTGGTGCCGCGCCGGGATGCCTCCATGGCCGCGCCGATCCCGCGGCGCTCCGCCTCGTTCGAGGTCCCAATGGCGCGCCGTGCGGCTTCCATCGCCTTGCCGCTGGCGCGCCGGGCGTCTCCAAGTGCCATATCAGAGCTCCAGGGTGTCGTTCGGGATGACCACCCGGTACTCCGCGGTGGTGGTGTAGGCCTGCTCATCTCGCAGGACCGCTGGAATCTCCGGCGCCGTGACCTTCATGCGGCGGGGAAACTTCTCCAGGGTGGTGTCTTGCACATTGCTGTACATCCCCGAGAAGCCATCACGATCAGGGTCATAGTCGCCGCTGTCGAAATGGCCGCCGAGCTGGGTATCCAGTGCATAGTTCCGACTGCCGCTGCTCGGGCTGCTGGTGGTCTCCGGCGGAGCAGTGAGCGCATCCGCGTCGGTACCGCCGCCGCGCATTACCGCAATGGTGGTGGTGATCAGGGCGCTGCCTGACTCCAGGTCGTAGGCTTCCTCGAGCCGCCGGCATTTCCCCACGGCCTTCACACCCTGATCAGCCAGGCTCAGCGTCTGGTCGAGATCCGCGCCCAGGCACATGCTGGCGGGGAAGTCCCAGCTGACAGTGCTGTCGCGGTGGCTGCTGAGGATGGTGGTCTGCGCCTGGTGCAGCAGGACCTCAATGGCCGCGCCGCGCCGGGCAGAGTTACCGAGGTCGGTGAAGCCATCGGTACCGCCGGTGACTTCATCGCTTTCCCAGGTACCGGCCCGATCATCCTCGATCTGGACTGCCAGGCGATCGCGGGACACCTGCTCGCCGGCCTGGGCCACGCTGGTGGGGGCGTAGACCTTTAGTGTCAGGCCCTCGGTGACCTGCTGCGTCCAGCGCCGCGCCCCGGAGAAGGTGGCCGACAGCAGCAGCCCTTCGTAGACGTTCACCCAGGGGATGCCATCGCCGCACGGGTTCGGCATGCTCAGCGGGATGGTGTAGTAGCTGCCGGACACGAGGGTCTGGCCGCTGCCGCTCACCGCCGACTCGATCATGTCGACGTCAGGCGTCTCCGAAGACTCCTTGCGCCACTGACAGAAGCCGCCCAGGCCGCTGGCGCCTTGGGTCTCTGGATGTACCCAGGTGTAGCCGTTGCTCTGCTGCCAGAGCCGGGCATAGCGGTAGCCGCCCTCGATCTCGACGACGTTGGTCAGCCGGTCGAGCTGTGCGAGCTCCACTCGGATGCTCTGGTAGACGGTGGTTCCGGCTCCGAACTCGAATGCCGGGGCCTGGGCGAACCAGGATGTGACCCGCAGCGCGCCGGTGGCCGAGGCATCCAGGCTCGAAGGAATGGTACCCAGCCGCTCGCCCGCATAATCCCAGCGGCTACGGCCCTCGGTGGGCTCGAACACGTCGTCCGACCAGTAGCCGCCGACCAGCGCATCGATGTCTGTGATGGCCATGGCCTCGACCCGCTTCTGGAGCTGGTCGCTGCAGTTTAGGGTCAGCAGGCGCTGGGTGGCATCGTAGGACGGGTCGGAGACCTGGCCGGTGTAGCGCCGGGACTGCGTGACCACGCCGGCCTGCTCGCTCACATAGTCGAGCGTCACCGGGCGGCCGATCCAGTCGGTGGGCACAACCGGTCCGGGCGGCAGGAAGATGATCACGGTGGCCAGGCCAGCGGCGCCCTCCTCCCGGTCCACCGATACCGAACCGGTCAGCTGCGCGGAGTAGTCCACGCCACCGATCATCAGCACCAGGCGCCAGGTGAAGGACAGCGCAGGATCAACCGGTATCGGAGGATTGGGGCCCGGATCATCGCCCTGTCCTGCCCCTCCAGCGTTCAGCGGCTGGGCATTCAGCGGGTAGGCGTTAAGCATCACGCCTCCTCGGCGGTCAGGGTCCAGTCGAAGGTGGCGGCGCTGGCGTCCATCGCCTCCTCGCGGTCGACGTAGACGCTGAACATGGGCATCCACTGCACCTGGTAGAGGGTGGCGCCATCGACCGGGGTTACGGTGGCCACCTTGTCGGCCAGGCTGGCCGGCGTCGTGACCCATTCGGTGTCCACCAGGGCCAGTGCCCAGGGCGCCACGTCGGGCCGCGGAGTGCTGGTCAGGGTGAAGCTGGTTCCGGTGCCCCGGATCGAGCGCGGCTGGGTGCAGCGCAGTTCCAGCGGCTGGTCGAAGTTCAAGCCATCCAGGCCTGGGCCCATCCACCCGCTTCCGCTGACGGTGATGGCGGTCTTGGACCAGTGACGCATGTTCACCAGTGCGCCTTGGCTCAGACGAACCCGGGCGCGGCCCTCGGCGCCGACCTTGTACTGCTGGCTTGGCGGCCCATCATGGGCAACCAGCGGGATTCCGCCGAGCATCACGCGCGCAACGGCCATAGCGACTCCAGTCAAGAAAAAGCCCGCGCGAGGCGGGCCAGGTTATCCACGTGTCCGGGGTCGTCCGAACTTCTTCCGGGCGATCTCCAGTTCGCTGCGCTGGTTGGCTGGCACCGAGACGGTCAGGCTGTCACCGCCGGGCAGTGCCAGATCCATGGTGCCGAGGAAGGCCTGGTCGTTGCCCTGCAGCAGCGCCGCAGCCACAGGGGGAATTGCCGGCACCCGACCTACCGCACCGCCGGTGGCGAAGCGCGGCAGGCGCCGGGCGTTCAGCTGTTCCAGCAGATCCGGTCCGTAATGCCGCACCGCAGCCGCACGCATGACGAACTCCCCATTGGAGAGTCGCGCCAGGATGCTGTCCGAGGTTCCGGTGCCAGGGCCGGAGATCTGGCCACCAGTGGCGAAGCCAGGAACAGCTGCAGCAGGGTCGCCTGCAGAAACAGGTGCCACCACCGGAGTGATGACGACCTTCGACGCTGCTGTGATCTGCGCAATCAGCGCCTGCATTTGCGACACGGCGCCCGCAGCGGCCTGCTCATCCAGCGAAGGCTGGACAGGCAACTGCAGGGTCTGGAGCGCTCCAGGGAAGTTGACCTGGCCACCGCCTTCCAGTCCACCGGCCTTCATGGCGTCCGATGGCGCGATGGGGTTGACCATCAGCGTTACGGTTGCCTCGGTGCCGATCTGCTTGGCCAGCGCCTTCATCTTCTCGACGAGGTCCGCAGCTGCTGCATCGTCCAGAGTCGGCGTGACCTGCAGGTTCTCCAGCTCGGAAGCCTTGCTCTTCAGATCGGCCAGCTTGGTGCTGATCGCATCCAGCTTCTTGTCGGCGTCGGTCTTCTCCAAGTCGTTGGCCGCCAGCTCGATCGCCTGCAGCTGCTTGGCGAAGCCTTCCAGTCCATAGGTGCTTTGGCCGGCCTGCTGCATGTCCAGCAGCATCTGGCGCGCCTGCTCGGCCTGCTCCATTGCCGTCTTGAAATCGCCCTGGCGCAGCGCCGACTGGGCAGAGGCCTTGAGGTCCTGCGCGGCGCCGTAGCTTGGCTCTGCGGTGCCGTTCCGCAGCTGGGAGACAGTCGAGGTGAACCGCTTCTGGATCTCCTTCCTGTCGGCCAGGATGTCATCGATCTTGCCCTGCTGCGCCTGTTCCAGCTTCTCCTGCTCGCTGATCGCCGCCTTGGCGTCCGATACGATCTGGTCGCGCGTGGACTTCAGCTTGTTGCGGTGCTGGGTCAGCTGGCGCTGATAGGCCTCTTGCGAAGCGCGAGCCTCACTGTTGGTCTGGCTGTTGATCTTCCCGGACTCTACAGCGGCAGCGCGCTGCTCATCCAGAATGGCCTTCAGCTGCGCCTGTAGCTGAGCTAGATAGGCTTTCTGTCCACCTGCCGCAGCATCAGGGATGCTCTCAAGGCGGCCTTTTACCAGCTCGATTTCCTTGATGAGCTCCTGAGCGCGGGCCGCTGCTTGCGGATCGAGATCGAAGCCGGCGTCGATCTTTCCTCGACTATTCAAGGTCTTGATCGCAGCCGTGATCTGATTGATCCCGGCTACCACACCAGCGGAAGCGCCAGTGACGTTGTCCAGCTCCTTGACCATCTGCTGCGATGCAGTGGACAGGTTCTGAAGCGCGCCAGCGTAGGTGTTTCCGAAGCCCTCGGCCTCCTGGCGCAGCGACGGCAGCTGTTTGGTCAGAGCATCGACGATGATGTCTGCGGTGAGTTTGCCCTGCGCGGCCAGATCACGGAGAGCCGACACTGGCACCTTCATGCCTTCAGCTAGAGCGCGCATCAGCCTCGGCGACTGCTCGGCTACGCTGTTGAACTCGTCGCCGCGCAGGACGCCGGAGCCCAGGGCCTGGGAAAACTGCAGGATGGCGCCGGCAGATTCCTCAGCGCTGGCGCCACTGATCTTCAGTGTCAGGCCGACCGCCTCGATTACGCCCAAGGCTTCGGTCTGGCTTCTGCCTGCCTCCTTGAGCGCCGGCGACATCCGGGCATAGAGCCCGACGTTCGTCGCCAAGGGCGTCTGGGTTTCCTCTGCGATCCGGAGCAGTTCCGTCTGAGCGCGGTTGTACTCCTCGGTGCTTCCGGTCGCATTCTTCAGCTGAGCATCGATCTGCTTGATCGGGTCAGTTGCTCTTCCGATGACATCGGCGAGCTTGGCAGTCGCTGCCACCGCGGCACCCAGACCGGCGGCAACCAAGGCGGCTGATCCCAATGCACCACGAGCGGCGAGCAAGGCGCCCCCGCTACCGGAACCAGCGGCCTGGTCCTTCTCGCCACGCATCCGCGCCATGGCAGCCTGGGTCTTTTCGAGCTGAGCGCGATAGGTCTGCTCCGCTACAGCACGCTCAGTGGCGGAGAGGGTGCCCTCCTTGGTGAGCCTCTGGTAGTCGGCAGTCAGCCGAGCGAGTTCTTGGCGCAGCGCCTGATACTGATCAAGGCCGAGATTGCTGCGGGAGCTCGCCAGGCTGCTGGCCAGCACGCCATTCTGAACGCGCTGGTTGTACTCCCGGCGCAGGCGCGCCTGCTCGGCGGCCAGGTCCTGGGTATCCACGCCGGCGGCCTTCAGCTCACGTCGCATCGCGGTCAGGCGAGTGACGTGGGTTGCCTCCTGACGCTCAAGCCGCTGCAGGTCCGAGACGGCATCTCGATAGCTCTGCTGTAGGGCTTTGCTGGGTATCGCGGCGGCGGCCATCTGGTTGCCCAGGTCGCGCACCCGCTCGCGAGCATCCTTGGCGCCGCGCTGGGTGCTCTCCAGCGCCGTTTCCAGATCACGGAAGGCATTCACCTGCCGCAGGGGCTTTTCAACCTCGCGCACCAGGGCGCCGTATTCCTTGCGAAAGCCAGCGATATTCCGCTGGGCGTCGGTCAGGTCGGCCTGCAGCCGGAGTTCAACGTCTGCCATGAGTCAGGCCTTAAGGGATCGCAGGAACAGGCGCCATGGGTATTCCAGCACTCGGTGATGGCCCAGGCGAATCAGGGAGCAGATGGTCGCTTCGAGGTGCGCTAGCGCTTCCCCTGGACGCTGGCCAGACGGGCCAGCATCGCGAAAAAATCGCGGTTCATCTCCCGGCAGGCATCCAGAACTTGGCGCAGCTGACTCGGGCGCAGCGCCTCGATGTCTTCAGTGCTGAGGGAAGTCATTCGCTGCAAGTCGACCAGCCGCACCTCTTCAAAGAGAGCAGCGCCGACAACATCGTCATTGGCGTCCGGCATCAGCATTTTGCGGACACCGGCCACTGTCAGCTCACGGACAATCACTTCCCGACCATCCAGATTCAGGACTCGGGAGCTGGATAATTCGGACATGCCTATCTCCTGGGCATAAAAAAACCCGCCGCAGCGGGTCTTGTAAATTTCGATCCCTATCTTGGGATGATCATCTTGAGGAAGGTGCCCAGTGTGGCGCTGAACAGCACCCAGAGCACTGCCAGGATGAGGAAAGCGGGAATAGAGGCGATCACCCACTTGACCATGAAGACGACCATGGACCAGAAGCTCATCCGCAGATCGACAACGACTACGGGCTGAGCGCCTGGGTATTTCTCGATGGCATCCAGCACCTGACCGGAATACCCCTTTCCGGCCGCCTCTCTCACCATGCCGATTCGCAACTTCTCTCGCTCATCCGCGACGTTGACGATGTCACTGACCGGGGGCGGCGAGATGGGGGGCTGAGATTTTTCCATTCGCTCCATATGGGCGCGGGCTTTGTCCTGATAGACCCCGCACTGCGGGCACTTGGCCGGCGAGCCGAAGGCTTCGGGGCTGTCGGTATGCTTGCAGGAAAGGCATTCCATTCGGGCGATCTCCTCAAAAGGGAACACCCTACGTCGATATGGGCCACATCAAAACCCGGCGCGAGGCCGGGCCCTGATGAAGGGTCGATTTAGTCGTACGAATGCGACCGTCAGACCTCTTTGCGGATCCGGCAGTATTTCGACAGACCGGCGCCGACCTTCGAGGAGTCCAGGAGCACCTTGGCGGTGGTCTCGGCACCCATGAAGTCCTCGGTGTTGATCCAGTCGAAGCTGGACGCCGGGTTCAGGCGGACCCGGAAGTAGCGAGCCTCGATGCGCTTCTGGGTGCCGGCGGCGTTCTCACCCTCGAACAGGAATTCGAAGGTCTTGCCGCTGTTGGTCAGCGCCTGGACGACGTCCACGGTGGCCGAGGTGTAGCTGACCTTCACGCTGTAGGGCGTGGTACCGGCTGCAAGAATGGCCGCTTCCAAGGCGCCGCCCGGTACCGGCTCGATGCCGCTGCCGGTCATGACCCAGTCGTCGTCTTCCTTGAAGGTGGTCGAGCCCGTACCGGCCGCCACACTGGCGATGGTCAGCGGCATCTGCGCCAGGGCGATGGTCCCATCGACGCCAGCCAGATGCGTCTCGTCGGTGATGGTCGTGGAGGGCACGCTGGTGGTGTCACCCCAGACCAGGGCGCCCAGCACCCAGGTGTAGAGCTCACGGAAGTTGACCGACAGGCCCACGCTGGTGACGCGCGACACCGAGTCGTACTCGCCGCCCTGCGGGGTGGTGGTGTCGGCCAGGGTGATGTCGTTGGTTTCGACGGTTTGCTGGATGGTCGAGACCAGGCCGCATTTCTGGAACGGCAAGTTGGTGCCGGCCTCTCGAGCCTTCAGCCAACCGCCGATGACGAATGTTTCTTTCTTCAACGGCATCTTATTTCTCCTTCGAGATGTCGGCGGTGGATTTGGGCTCTTCGATCACTTCGGACTCGCGCAGCCAGGCACGCTGCTCGGCCGTCACCCGGATCTTCGCGCCGGGCTGCAGCTCTTCGCCGGAGTGGGTGTGCGGCTTGATGAGCGTGACCTCGAAGCGCTGGGGCTCGCGATCGGTGGTTTCTTGCGTCTTGTCGGTCATGGGATGCGGCCCTCGATGACGGTGTGGAGGTAGATGGGGATCAGCACGGCGGCGGCGTTCATGCCATCGCCAGGCGGGTAATGCGTCGGTGCACCGAGGGTGATGCTGGTGATATGCGGCCGGCCCCAGGGCAGCAGGACACCAGGGATCGGCGTCAGCGCCTGCAGCAGGTCCATCTCCAGCTCATCCAGCACCGCCTCGTAATCCTCGACCTGGGTGGAGACGGCGCCGACGATGTCGTAGCCGCGCACCAGCTTGATCGCGGCCGGGCCCGCAGTTGGCGCTTGGTCGCGACCCGGCTGGACGACGATCAGGGGGAAAGCGCTGCCCTTCTCCTTCACCAGCTCGTTGAGCCAGCCAGAGCGGACATTGGCGCCAGCCTCGGTGCGGTAGTCGTTGGCAGGCGTGATGGTGCCCAGCCGAGCCAGCAGCGCGTGCCGGATCAGCGTCAGCTTGTTCGCCATGGATCAGGTCTCGGGAGTGGTGATGGCCATGATCTCGTAGCCGTCGTCGCGGGCGATGTCGTCGACCCGGTAGCGGGTGCAGCCGATGACGAAATAGGCCCCGCGGTTGGCGGCCGGGAGATCCTTGACCAGCCAGGTGATGGCGGCCTGGCCGGTCAGGAATATCCCGTCCGGGCCGTTCTGCTGGAGGTTGCGGTCTACCCGGAGCAGGAGGCCGCGCACCGGCGGCGATTCGGCTTCCAGGTAGTCGCCCCGGGAGTCGGCAAGACACCGATGCCCGATGGTCTCCATCTGCTCGATGAGCTTGCCGAACATCATCACGCCACCGCGGTGACGGAGGTGCCGTCCAGGCGGACGCGGCCCACGGCCGAGGGGTTGGCCGCGACCTCGGTGACCACACCGATGCGGAACAGGCCGGAGGCAGAGACGTTGGTCGCCATGCGGCTGGTGCCGTTCATGTAGACCACGTCGCCGATGGCCCAGGCCTGGGCGCTGATCTTGTCCAGCTCGAAGACGCCGGTGGTCTTGAGCACCACGTCCTTGCCTTCAGCCTCAGTGGTGGCCGCAACGCCAACCAGGCCGCCGACCTTGTACAGATCGCCGGACACGGTGCCGCCGGTGGGGGCCGGCAGGGTGATGCAGTCGCCGGCTTGAATGAAGTTCTTCATGGAGCGTTCCTCTTGGATGCGAAGGGTTCAGCAGGGGCGCCCGCAGGCGCCCTCGCCTATCAGTTACCGGGGTTCTTGTAGGCGCCGCGGTAGTCGATCCAGGCAGCGCCGAAGACCAGGCGAGCCTTGACTTCCAGGCCATCCACCTCGAAGCCCTCGCGGGTCTCGGTGAACACGCCCTGCTCGCCTTCCAGGTAGGCGTACTCGAAGGTATCGACCAGGCCGGGGGTGGCGATCAGGAACCACTGGTTGCCCGGGATGCGGGCATCGACGATCACGGTCAGCTGGGCATTGCGCGGGTCGTTGATGTCGCTGTTCTTGGCCGGCACGTACAGCGAGCTGGTGTACTGGTAGGCCTCCAGCTCCTTGTCCGGGCCCACCACCAGGTACTTCGGCTCCACGTTGAGGAACTGGCCGGCCTTGGACTTCTGCTTGCGCAGCGCGGCGCGGGCAGCCGCCAGGGTGGTGGCGTTGATCGGACCACCGCTGGCGGCTACGTTGCCGTGGGCTGCGTCGAAGAACGGCTTGCCGTCGGTGAAGTTGGCGTTACCCAGGATCAGGCTCCACACCGCATCGCTCTCGGTCTGCGCAGCAGCGGCGCCGAGCGCGGTGGGGATCCGGGTGAAGACTCCCAGGTCGTCGTTGACGATGGCTTCCCAGGTGATGGCGATGATCTTGCCGTACTTGACGACGCGCAGCGGGGCGCCCTCTTCGTCCAGGGTGCCGTACTTGTACTCGCCGTGCTCCTTCACCTTCTCCAAGGCGGCGATGTCGCCCAGGGCAGCGCGGGTCACTTCGCGGAAGTCCGGCACGGTGGTCTGGCGACCCAGGACGCGCCAGGTCTGCGGGGCCAGCTGGTAGCCTTCGCGGAGGGTGCGATTTACGGTATTGCCCAGCAGCAGCGGGAAATCGCTGGTGGTGTGCATGCCGGCGGCGCGGACAGCCTGGCGATCGCAGCCCAGGGCGGCGCGGGCGACTTCCTGAGCAGTCATGCCGCGAGCGTTGCCGCCAGACATGTTGACGAACTCGCGAGCCATGTCCACCAGGCGCATGCCGCGGAACTCGCGGGCGGCTTCCGGCAGCTGGGCGCTGGCATCGCAGCGATGGATCAGCGCGGCCTGCATGGCATCACGCTTGGCATTCAGCACACCGGTGTCGGTGGTGCTGGTCACGGTGGGCTGGCTGCTGCGGCTCTGGCCTTGCTCGGCCTGCTGCCGCTCGGCGACCTTGTCGATCAGGGCAGCGCTGGCATCAGCCACCGACACGCCGCGCTCGATCAGGCCTTCGACGTCGTCATCGCCCAGGCCAACCTTGCGCGCCATCTGGCGGATGGTCAGGCAGCGCTTGCGCTCGTTATCGATCGCTTGCTGCTGCTCGGCTTGGCGTTGCTGCTCGGCCGCGCGCTTCTCTTCTTCGGTCATCACAGGTTCCTCTTGGGTAGTGGCCACGGCGGCCGGTTGCTCGGCAGGCGCTTGGGCCTCCCGGACATTGAATTGGGTTTGGAAGCGGGGCCCCTTGTACTCGGCGGGGTTCTCCGCGTTGCGGGTCTTGGCCCCGTCGTCGAAGCCGATCGGCACCAGGGAGAGCTCCAACGGCTCCCAGTCGATGGCGCGGTAGGTCGGCAGCTTGTCGTCTTCCGCCTCGATCACCTGGTAGCTGTGAACGGCGTAGCCGACGCTGATGTTGCGGAGGATCCCGTTCTTCACGTCGCGGAAGATGGGCTCCACCTCCTCGCGCTCGCTGAATCGGACCAGGGCCCGCCCTTCGCCACCCTCGATCCAGGCGCGCTCCACCACGCCCAGGACATCATCCAGATCGTGGGTGCTGTGGGTGTTGAGCAGCGGCGCGCCGTTGTTCAGCCGCTCCAGGCGGACCGAATCAGGCGACAGGTCCAGCTCTTCCATGTAGCTGCCCACGTCCCAGGCCCAGCGGCGGCCTTTGGCGCCGGTGGTCCATACCAGCTCGACGGTGCGGGCCTCGGTATCAACGGTGCCGGGGCGCACCGCGGCCCGCAGCACCCGCAGCGGGGTCTCATGCGTCTTGGGAGTCAGTGCTTCCGGCATCGGATTTACTCTCGTCGGTTTTGTCGTCGGTGGAATCGGTGCTGGCATCCGCCGGGGTGGCGGCGCCGGCGGTGGCCACGCGGCGCGGATCGCAGTCGAGGATCAGGCCGTGCTTGTCCAGCAGGGCGTTGTTCTTGGCGATCTGCTCGGCGTGGGCGTCGGGATCGGTCACCCCCAGCTCCCGCAGTCCGTCCTGCCAGGTGGTCAGGCCGTTGCGGATACGCTCCTTGAGGTTCTCGATCTCTTCGCTCGGGTTCACCATGTCACGGCGCGGCGGTACCCACTCGGCGCGGGCATCCTCGAGAACGCCGCCTGGCAGCAAGGCCTGGGCCTCCATGAACCAGCGCCAGACGCCCTCGCACAGCTGCGGGATCATCATTCGCCACTGCCACACGTCCACCCGCCGGGCGAAGTGCAACCAGCCCATCCGGCCACTGGAGAAGTTGACGCCCTTGTTGTCGCCGGACAGAAGCTCATACGGGACACCCAGGCCTACGCCGATGGCGTGCAGGCTCTGCCAGCTGTAGGGCTGGTACCCGTTGAAGGTGGGCGGCGTGCCGAAGCTGACGCTCTCGCCCATGCCCAGCTCTTGCACGATGCCGGGCTCGACGTGGTCAATCAGCGGAGACTTGGTGTCCCTGGTTGCTGTGTCAGTCTTGGTGACGAACGCCGCGAAGCAGGCCGCGATCTTGGCCTGCTCCATCACGGCGTCTTCCATCTCGTCCAGGCTGCGCATCCGCTGCATCACCGGCGCGAGCCAGGTAAAGCCACGGGCTTGGCCAGGGCGCTTGGGCAGATACAGGTGGATGACGTCTTCCGCCGGCACACGTTTGGACGTCAGGGAGCCCCAGGCAGCGTTGGCGCCGGGATGCTCATCGAAGAGCCAGTAGGCGACCCGGCGCCCGATGACGTCGAACTCGACGCCTTGAATGATCCGATTCGCGCCTATCGGCCCGTCCTTACTCTCGTCGAGGAAGTCAGCCTCCAACATCTGGATCTGCAGCGGGACAGGCAGGCCATCGGAGCTGAAGCGGCGGCGGCGGCGCAGCAGCACCTCGCCGTCGCCCGCGGCGGCTTCCAGCCCCTTGTGCTGCAGGCCGTAGAAGTTCTCCAGCCCATCGGCATCGCAGACAGTGGTCTCAGCCCAGAGACGCCAGAGATCGCCCAGCTTCTTATTGGCCCGGTCAGATCGGGCCAGGGGCCGCGGCACGATGCCCGCCCCGACCACGTTGTCGGCGATGCCAGTGATCGCCCGCTCGGCGTATGGATTGTTCCGGCGCAGGTCGCGGGCGCGGTTGCGCAGCTTGGCCAGGGCCGGAGCGTTCTCAGCGTTGGCATCCGTGCCGGTGCTGCGCCAGCCCTCATTGCGGCGGCCGCCGGCGGCGCCCTCGAACCGCCGGGTCAGCATTTCGCGCACGGTGTCGGCGCGGGCTTTCTTCAGGCGCTGCTCAGCGCGCTTCGCGGCCAGGCCGGGAAACCAGTCGTCGATCACACCCATATCAGTGGCCTTTCGAGAAGGAGGCGTAGCGCCGGCGGTCGTTGGGTACCTGGTTGCCGCCCAGATCGCGCTCCATCAGCGACAGGATGCGCATCATCTCGTCGAGCGATCGGTAGGTGACGCGGCGGCCGTTGAAGTCCACGGTCAGCGCGCCATTGGCGATCGCCTCCTGCAGCGCCTGGTGCTGTTCGCGGGTGAAGGCCATGGTCATCGGTTCCAGAAGTCAGATTTCTTGCGCGCCCGCTCGCGGGGCTGTTCGGTTGCAGCGGTGTCACCGCCGGCTTCGGGGGCGGCCACCAGGGCATTCAGGTCCAAGCCGAAGCGTTGCTGGCTAATACGCAGCGCCGCCAGGGAGTAAACGAAGCAGTCGCCCGCTTCGTTCCGGCGCCCCTTGTTGTCCCACCGGTACTGCTGCACGCCACCGACCAGCTTCAGCACCTTGCTTTCAGCGGTCATCTGCTTGACCTCCGCCTCATCGCAGATGAGGTCATTGGCTGGCAGGTGAACCACTTGCGGCTGAGAGATGCCGGCCTGGCTCTTCGCCACGTCCAGTGGCAGCCGGAGGCGGCTGTAGATCAGCTCTTTGGCGTTGTCGGTACCGACGGTTGTCAGGTAGACGCCGTGCTTGTTGCGCTTGGTCGGGAAGCTCGCGATGGGCTTGCCGTAGATCGGCGCGCCGATGATGGGGATCATCCAGAGCACGCCGTTCTTCTTGCTGTCGTCGCAGACCTGGTCCATGTAGTGGCCGCCGGCGTCCCAGCACCAGCGCTCAACCTTCATCACCAGGCCATCGGCCCGGGTGAATTGCCGGTGCAGCTCCAGATCGCGCTTGCGGCGCAGCTCCTCACCACCAGGGTCACCCATCAGCACGAAGCGATAGACCAGCCAGCACTCCTCGTTCGGGCCCCAGGCCCAGACGCGGCCCTCGTAGCGATCATCCTGGGTATCACCGCCGCCGGTGAGAGCAACGGCCTGCGCCGGGATCTCGCCCTGCCAGACCTCGCGGCGCCCCAGCAGCGTGTCCCATTCCAGCCGCTCGCCCTGATCTTCCTCCCAGGTCTCGCCCAGGGTGGTGTTGACGAAGGTCTTCAGGTCGCTGCGGCTGCCCTTGGCCTGGAGGAAGTCCTGGGCAATGCGGCCCCAGGACACGAAGAAGCTGTAGGCCGTCCAGATGTGGAAGCTCAGCGATTCCGGAGTCGGGATCGGCTGGCCGTCAGCGTCGAAGAAATCGAAGCCATCGCGAGTCCAGATGCCGGTCTTCTCACACACCCAGCGCGCCAGGCGTTGCGCTTCGAGGGCCTCCGGATAGCGGATCAGGCAGCCGGTCACCTCGCAGGCGTACCAGGCGTCGTCTGGCTTGGCCGGGTCCCACTTGATCCCGAAGGAGCAGTCCTTGCCGCCCCACTTCAGGTACTGCTCGGCGCCACAGTGCGGGCACGGCAGGTGAAAGCGGAACAGGTGCGGCGATTTCTGGACGGCGCCCTCGATTTGGCAGCCTCCACGGTCGATTGGGCCGCGCAGCTTCGGTGTGCTGCCTCGAATCGACTTCGGGAACGTCGAGCCCTCGATCCGCTTGTCACCCAGGACCAGCGGCGAGCCTTCTTTGTCGATGTCGTGGTCGAAGGCCGCCAATTCGTCGTAGATGACGGTATCGGCGGAGATCGCCCGGTAGTTCTTGCCCGCAGCGCCGCCGCGGCACCACAGCTGCTTGCCGTGGCTGAATTTCTTGATGTCGAGGGTGTTGTCGCGGTGCTTCTTGCCATGCCAGGGCGCCAGCTCACGGACAGCGCCCACGTCGCGGATCATTGTCTCGATCTCGGACTTCATGAAGAGGTCCGCGCTGCCATCGTCGGGCAGGAAGAAGGCGATGTGCCGCCGCTTGTGCTCGATCTGGTAGGCCGAGGCCGCCAGCAGCATCTTCGAGTAGCCGACTCGGGCCGACTTGATCACGTTGACCACCCGGATCTCGTCGTTCCCCATCGCATTGAGGATTGCCGCCTGGTAGGGCAGCGTCTCCCAGCGGCCTTCCTGGTAGGACGACTCGCTGGAGAGGTAGAAGTGATCATCCGCCCAGGCCACCGGCGTCTGCGGTGCATCGCGGCGCAGGGACAGCAGGCCGGCAGACATCGCCGCCTGGCAGGCCTCAATCTGCGCTATCGATAAACTCGTCATGCCACTCCGGTAGGCGTTCCGCCGCCTGGGCGATGGTGTTGCGCGCCTTGGTCAGCTCTCGGCCAATGGAGTCGAGCTGGCCCGGGGTGAGGTCGGGATGTCGACGGCGCAGCGTCATGACCACCGTGTCGAAGATCGAGCCGGAGGCCGGGATGAATTTGGCGAACGCGAAGGTGATGAAGTCGGCCGGAATCAGCCGCTTCTTGGTCACCTCGTTCTTGAGTTCCTGGGCCTCGGACTGGGCCGCGGTGAGCCGCAGACGCTCTTGCGTCAGCCGGTACTCGATGAGCGGGTCGATATCGCCCTGCTCCGGGTCCATTTCCGGTTTGACCTGGCTGTTTCCCAGCCCCCGAAGGTGCCGGATGTAGGCCAGCCGGCAGGCTTCGATGTCATACCCGCCTTTCCCCTTAGATCCAGGCAGGACGCCGTCTGTAAGGAGATTGCGCACCTGGCGATCGCTGAGATCGAGGTGCTTCGCCACTTCGATCTGAGTTGCCATGAGATGCCCAACCGGAACCGGAAACGGAAGTCCTGGAAAAAGTCCGTGAATAGAGTGAAAACGGGGCTCGAATCACCCCCAATGGGCCCTACCCCGGGAAGGACCCAAGACCCCCACCCCGCACCATAGTGGTGCATCGCTATCGACGGCGGGTGCGCAGGGCCTGGGCCATGGCTTCCTCGAAGTGGAACGCGAGCCGCTCATTGGCCACGCGCTCACCGATGCCGAAGAAGTCCAGGCGCTTGCGATAGGTCGGCTTGTCGACGAAGGCAAGGAAGATGCTCAGGTCCTCGCGCTTGCGACCAGTGCGTCGGGCTATGCCTATGGGCTTGCCCGCCTTGGTCAGCACGAAGAACGACTGAGCATTGCGCTTGGCCAGGCTGCGCTTGCTGTCGGTGGCATTGGCGTTGTAGCCCGTCTCACCGAAGCCTCGGATGCCTGACAGCGCCTTGGTCAGCTGGCCGCGCTTTATGTTGCCGTACTGATCCAGGTCAGCCCCTGCGCCTGGCACTACGTACTTGCCGGCAGGCAGTATGCCTCGCGCCCGCAGCATCGCTTCGCTGCGCTTATCAGGGCGATCACCACCGTAGACCTCAGGTGCCAGCCACTTGGTGGCAGGCGATGACTTGTCCGCCTCGTCCTTGATCCACACCCTGGCCAGCAGCCTGTCCTTGCGAGCAGGGATCAGGCGCAGGCTGTTCAGAGTCCAGTTGGTAGGGCGGTCGAACACCGTGGGCATCTCTGCCTCAATGGCGGCCTTCACGTCCTGGGCGGTGCGGGTGAGCGCGAGCGCTGTAGCGAAGGGGATCTGCCGCTGCTCAAGGTCGGTCAGCTCGGAGAGCTGGTCGGTCAGGCCTTGGGCAGTGATCTTGATCATGCGACCTCTAGAGTGACGACCCCAGCCGCAGGCCAGGAGCCGTCGGCCTGAAGGCTATGCCCGACCCATAAATAGGGCGCCCGGAGCCTTGTAGTGCTGAAGCACCGCTACATCGAATATCTGCTCGAACGACTTGTTCTTCTCGAACCAGACGCATTTGGCGCCTTCTTCGGGACCATGAGGCGACCAATTATCCACCTCAGACACCGTCATCTTCGGACCACCACTCTTCAGCTGCACCACATCGCCTTTCTTGAAATCAGACATCGCAGGTACTCCAGTGTGATTGGAGTCTCATCCTGCCATGGCTAGGGGTAACCCTCCAGGGGCGGCTTATCGCCACCCCACTGAGCGGGCAGCGTGCAGGAAGAGACTTGCAGGCGGTACAGCTTGGCCGGCAGGTCCATGGCGCCGGACTCGAAGCCGGGCGCTGCGACATACACCGTCTGGGTGCCGGACCGGCATTCCCAGGTGCGCCCGAAGTAGCCGAGGCCAGTGCCGAACACCAGCAGAGCGATGCAGGTCATCAGCCAGCGGGCGCCGCTCTTGATCTGTTTCATGGGTTCGCCCTCGATGCGCGGCGATGAGGCAGCTTGCGCCGGTCCCGGCCATCCATCAGGGCGCCGATGCGACGGTAGAAGTAGCTGCCGCAGAAGATCGTGTGTGCCAGCACCATGGCGCCGACGATGCTGTTGTTGACCAGCTTCCAGGGCTCGAACACCCAGAGCGAAATCAACGTGATCAGGTAGAGCAGCGAAGCACACACGATGTGCGCAACCTCGGCCCGGTCATCCTGCCGGTAATCGCCTCCCTGCCAAACAAACCAGCCGCATCGTGCGACTACCAGGCTGTAGGTCAGCATGGCGAAGATGGTGATCAGCAGCATCAGCTTGCTCCTGGCGGGCTGAGTCGACTCGCCCACGCCTTGGCCTTGTCCTCCAGGATCGCGATGACCGGGGAGGCTGCGAAGCCAAGGACCATGATGTAGCCGTAGTGGACTTCACTGGTGACAGGGAAGAAGTAGCCGAACGCGCGCCCTACGAAGAAGGCGGTCAGGAACTTCGTGATGAACATACCGGCGGAGAACCGGTTCTTGGTGGTCAGCTTCGAGATGTAGGCGATCACGCCGCCGAAGCCACCCAGAAAGCCTGGCAGGCACCAGAGCAGGATGGCTTCCAGACTGAAATTCACTGGCTAGCCCTCGCGGTGCGCCCTCTTCCAGGCATAAAAAAGGCCCGCAGATGCGAGCCTATGGATGATGCCGGCGCTTCCCCGGCGGGCAGATTTTGTCGTCCCGGTCATTCGCGACTTCGTGGGACCCATGGGCGCTGCCACCATGCTTGGATCAGGGGGTCGGTGCTGATCTCCGACTGCCTTCATACCCCGCCCTTGGACTCACGTGCTGCCCGACGGTTGTAGCGCTTCAGCTGCGCATTCCCCTGAAACAAAAAACCCCGGCGCAGTGGCCGGGGTCTCTAGTGTGTTGCGCTCTGCTCAGGCAGCTATCGCAGCATGGAATAAATCGTATAGGTGCTGTAATCCACTGTCAACGATTCGTGAAACATATCAATCAGGCCGCTTCGCAAACGGCTGACAGTCGACCATCTAGCCAGGCCTCGCCCGACTTCACGAGCTCCGCCGCCTTCACGTGGGTGATCCCCATCATCATGCCCAGCTTGCGGTAGGTCAGGCCGTCGAAGCGGTAGTAGTGCCACACGGCGCGAAAGCACTGCGGATCCCGCTCCTTAAGGATGGACAGCATCCGATCCACCCAGAGCGCCTCTAGGTCATCGATGTCCGGAGTGGGCAGCGACTCGGTGGCCACGTTGTCGCGCATCAGCGCATAGGTCGGGCAGATGTAATTGGCGATGCTGGCCTGAATGCGGCTCCAGATACCCCATTGCTTGAGGAGGTAGCAGCTGCTGATGTTGCGCATGGGTCAGTCTCCGGTGCGATGCGAGCCGTGCGGGCCGCGGCGGTTGCTCGATTCGTAGGGCTGCATCCGCTGCAGGGTGGCCAGCTGCTGTTCCAGGTGCAGGAGGCGGTGACTCAGGGTGAAGACCAGATCCTCGGCGGGCATCGCCTGGCCGGTGGCGTGATCGACCCAGCCGGTGCCGGCGCAGGTGCCGCACTCCATCTCGTAGAAGACGCCCTTGGTGACGCCACGCCCGTGACATGTCACGCAGCGCGAAATCGGCTTCACCTTGCGGGTGAGGTCAGGGCCGTGCTGCTTGCGCATTGGCCCTCCGGTCGATCTCCTTCTGGATGTCTTCCATCTCGCCCAGGGCGCGCGACGCGTCGCACATAGCCTTCAGCTCGCCTGCCTTGTTGACGCTGGAACGATCCTTCCAGATGCGGCCGCCGAGGCGCGAGCCCGGCCGCCGGGCCGAGTGATAGCCGCGGCAGGCGAGCGCGGTGCTGGTGGCGTTCGTGTAGAGGGCCTGTAGCACCATGCGCCGGCGGCGCAGGTCCTCATCGGTAGCGGCGGCCAGACGCTGGGCGGCCAGGGCATTGATCTCGGCGATCAGCTCGCGCTCGTTCTCCGGGGCCGCCTGGCGCGCTTCCTGGTAGTGGCTCAGGAAGACGACCAGCGACTGGCCGAGGATTTGCCGGGCCAGGCCGGCCAGGTCTTGTGCTGGATGGTTCATGGACGGGCCTCGGTAGCAGGCAGGCGGAGATAGGCGGTCAGGTGCTCGCGGGCGTCGTGCACACCCCGGCAGACGATCGCGAGGTAACCCTGGTCGGTCAGGCGCTGGAGGGCGGCCAGCTGGCTCGGCGATACCGCGGCGTCGTGCGGCGGGGTGGCCTTGAACTCGATGCGCATGCCGAAGTAGCCGCCCCGGGCAATGTCGACATTGATGTCCGGCATACCGGCGCGCACGCCCTGCCCTTTCAGCTTGCCGGCCGTGGCCTTGTGGCGGTGGCCACCGTTGGGCACGTGGTAGATCGACTTCGCCTCCTTGGGGAAGGCCAGCTCCAGCCAGGTGAACAGCTGGGTCTGCTCGATGCCCTCCCAGTCGGTGAGCTTCTTGCGGGTGCGGGTCTCGCGCGGGGCGGCCCAGGGCTTCAGGGCGGCGGTCATGCGGCCCCCTTGATCGTCATCAGGCCGTCACGGAGCCAGATAGCCTGGGTCTCACCCAGGGCCCGGATGACGTCGCGCTGATCAAGCTCACCCTGGCGGCGGCCGTCGAGCAGGTCATGGCAGCAGCTGCAGGCGAAGACGGCCATGTTGTCGGGGCTCTTCAGGCCCATCCCCTTCTGGCCGCACGCCACGTGAGCCAGCACCGTGGTCTCGGGGTTGAAGTTGCAGACGCCCGGGATCCGCAGGGTGCATTCCTGGCCGCGGGCGCTGTCGCGGAGCTTCTTGGACTGGGCGCGGCTCATTGGGCAGCTCCCGACCGATAGGCCTGGGCGGTGGTGCGGCGATGAGCACTGCGGCGGTGGCTGATGGCGACCTGGCCGGCGGTGGCCAGGGCCAGCAGCAGGCCGGTGATGACGAAGGGGGTCATAGTCCGCGGCCCTCGCCATCGCCCAGGAAGTCGCCGATCGGGCGGCGGGCTACCGGCGCCTTGCGCTCGCGCTTCACCGGCCCGGCCAGCTCCTGCTCGCGGAAGTGGATATAGGCCTCGGTGTGCTGGACCTTGGGGTCCATGCCGGAGCCGCGGTTGAAGCCCATGTCATAGGCCAGGCGGCGCTCTTCCAGCACCTCTTGCTCGGTGAACATCATGCTACGTCGGCCTCCGGCCAGATGATGCGAGCGCAGGTCAGGGCCTCGTCGCGGTTGATTTGGGCGCCGACCATTGCGAACGGCGCGCGATTGGGGAGCAGGACCATCCAGCAGGCCTTCACGAGCGGCGACCCAGCGCGGCGCGCATCTTGGCCAGCTCGGACTGCACGGTTTCAGGCTTCGCCGGCGTGGACACCTCGGCGGGCAGCGCCTTGGGGATCTCGCGCATCGGCTGGCCGGCGGCGACCATGCGGCAGGCGATCGAGTAGTTGCGCTCGAACAGCTTCCGGCCGGCGTCTTCGTTCAGGCGAAACAGGTTGCTCAGCCCGGACTCTGTGGCGGCGTGGTGCACGGCCGGATGGCTCCAGCGGGCGCCCTGCCCTACAGCCGGGTGCGAATTGCGGGCGGCCTCCTGGAAGGCCTTCTCGGTCGGCGGCAGGCCCAGTTGCTCGGCGGTGGGCTGGCACCACTCCACGAACTTGCCGACGCTGGGCGCGAAGTCCTGGCCGCTGGCCCGGCAGGTCATCAGGCCGAAGCGGATCTGCTCCAGCGAGTGAATGCCGGCGGCCATCAGACCCTTAATCCACGAGCGCTTGGCGCGCTTCAGGGCTTCGTCGTCCGGCCAGGCCTGCTTCCAGGCGGGGAAGATGGATTTCAGCTCGTTGAACAGCGAATTCACGACGTGGGCGGTGCCCTCGTCGATGCTGGCCGGCTGCTGCTGGACCGCCAGGCGCGCCTGGCTGAAGTCCACGTGCTTCACGATCTCGGTGGCGTTGCGCATCATAGATCCTCGTTCAGGTTGTTGGCCCAGCTGGTGTCGTCGTCATTCGGGCCGGCGCCCGGGCCCTGCTGGCGCTTCAGGCGGTTCACCAGCCATTCGGATTTCAGGCCACGCCAGCCGGCGGCCATGGCTTCGGCCAGCGCCTGGTCGGCGGTGATGCCGTGCGGCGCCAGCTTGGCCAGCTCGATCAGGGTGGTTTTCCAGATCGTGGCGTTCAGCGGGGCCTTGATGCCGCGGCGGTGGGCCAGGTAATCCTGGGCGACGTCGGCGGCGATGGCGATGCCAGCGGTGTCGGTCAGGGCCTGCATGTCGGCCAGGCTGAAACCCTTGGCGCGGCTCCGGGGTTGATCAGGGGCGGTCTCGGGATCGTTCGAACCAGCCTCACCGGATGCGCTCGCCGCGCCCTCGCGGCCTTGCTTTTGGTTCTGTTCTTGGTTCAGTGACGTATTGGGTGCAACGGCTGCACCCCGTTCTGTCGTGGTTTGCACCCCGTGCTGTTGTGAACTGCACCCCGTTACTTCACCGGGTGCAGCCACTGCACCCCGTTTCAGCTGGAGGTCGTAGACGTTGGTAATGCGGTCTTTCCGGCCGATGTAGGCTGCGGCGATCGCCTGGTTGCCACGGGTGATCAGGCCCATCTCTTCCAGCAGATCCAGCTTGTAGCGGACGGTCCGCTCGGACAGGCCGGTGTCTTCAGCCAGCTGCTCGGCAGAGGGGAAAGCACCACGACCGTCCTGACCGGCGTAGTTGGCCAGGCACAGCAGCACGTGGCGGGCGGAGGCATCGCCCAGGGTGGACTTGGGCATCTGCATGGCCCAGGACATGGCTTGAACGCTCACAGCGACTCTCCAGACAGGCGCTCGGCCAGGTAGGCCAGGCCCTTGGGGGTGACCAGAGGCTGGAAGGCAGCGCGCTCGGCGCCAGTCTCTTGGTCAGGCTTCAGTGCGGTGACCTTGTGCACCAGCAGGCCGGCATTCAGGCGGGGCTGCATGGCGATCCAGCGAGTGGAGCCGTTGCGGCGGTAGATCCAGCGGTTCTGGTCCATCCAGGCGAACAGCTTCGAGGGCTCGATCTGCAGCTGCTTGGCCGCGTCGGTGATGCAGATGGCGCCCTGAGCCTTGGCCAGACGATCAATGGCGGCCACCTTCGGCGCTTGGCGATCCACCACCAGGCGAAGCTGGGCGTTCTCGTCGAGGGTGTCGGCGGCTAGGCGAAGGGCTTCGGCCATGGTCTGCGGAATTTGCCTTTCGTGACATGTCACGCTGGCGTCGTAGGCGCGGATGACCTGCAGGTGGAAGCGCGGGCTGATCCACATGGCGTAGGCGTAGACCAGCTCCTTGGCGACATAGGTGCCGCCGAATCGGCCTTCTAGGGTTACTACCGGGATTCCGGTAGTTGCCAGCTCGGCGATCAGCTCCTTGGTCTGGGCGTTCGCCAGCCAGTAGCTGGGACCCTGGCGCTTGATGCCACCGGCAGCGCGATGCAGATCGTTCAGGCTGTAACGGCCTTGGGCGTCCTGGCGAATCGCCTGCCCTGCCAGCTCCAGCGGTTGATCGACGGTCTTCATTTGGTTCATACTGAGCCTCGTTGACGACGTATCCCTGGCCTCACCAGGGGGATGAAGAAGCCCGGTTGCCGCCGGGCTTTTTTGTGCCTGCGATTCGCGTACTGGACGGAATCACAGCTATCCCGCGTGACTGCTGGCGTAACGCCATGACGCGGATAATGGGTTCCATGGTCAGGCAGCGCTGCGGCGCGGGCGGGCCGGGATCGGCCGGATCTCGTTGGCCTCGATACGCCCGTCCTCGTGCACCACGACCTCGATGACACGACCAGAGCGGGCCATCTGAGAGATCGCGGACTGACCAACGCCGAGCGCGGCTGCCAGGGTTGCCTGGGTGCCGTGCTTCTCCAGGTACTCATTCAGTGGAATCTTCTGCATGGATGCGCTCTCGGTAGTGCTCGCCCCCAATAGTAGCAGTGCTACTTTCCACGCTCAACGAGAAATGAGCAAAGCTGTTTGTCTGTATAGCAGCTCTGCTAATACAGTTGCGCGCATGGCAAAAAGACGTGACCTCACCCCCGAAGAGCAGGCCGAAAGTGCCCGCCTGAAGGCGATCTACGAAGACCGGAAAGCAGCAGCGAAGGCGCGCGGCCAGTCACTCACCCAGGCTGACGTCGCTGAGCGCGCAGGCTGGTCTGGGCAGAGCGCTTTCAGCCAGTACGCAACCGGCAAGATCCCGCTGAATCTCGACGCGGCGCTGACGCTCGCCCGGGTTCTGGCTTGTGACGTCGGCGAGATCTCCCCGCGCCTGGCCAAAATGATGAACATCCCGAGCGCATCGGACGTGCGCGAAGCGCCCAACACCGAGCCGGCCCCGGCCAACCGCGGCAACATCCCGCTGATCAGCTGGGTGCAGGCCGGATCGTTCCATGAGGCAGTAGAGGCCTACGCACCTGGCATGGCCGAGAAATACCTACCCTGCCCTGTTCCCCACAGCGAATGGACGTTCGCGCTGCGCGTGCGCGGCGACTCGATGTTCAATCCCCACGGCGGGAAGTCCTTCAGCGAAGGCGACATCATCTACTGCGACCCCGAGGTCGAGGCTATCAACCGCAGCTATGTGGTGGTGAAGATGGTCGACGAGCAGGAGGCCACCTTCAAGCAGCTGGTAGTTGAGGGATCCTTCCGGTACCTGAAGGCGCTAAACCCATCTTGGCCGGAGCCCTTCGTACGGATCGACAGCGAGGCTGTGATCCTGGGCGTGGTCATAGCAAAGCTCGAACAGTTTTAATCTGTCATCAGCCGATAAATCGACATAGGCGTATACCGAAATGACAAGCACAGGAAAAGGAATACCTCCAGCGCCGCAGCCCATGCATACGGCAAGTCAGTCATTTCAGCGACGCCTGTTCCCGGTTGAGATCGTGCACGAGTACCCTAATAACCAAGGGTCGGCTGATCTGGGCCTTATCGTGAGCGCGCGCGATGGGCGGGATTACGCTGTAAAGCAGACCACTGACGGGCGAGGGAAAATCCCTGCTAGCGAGTACCTCTGCTACGAACTCGCTTATCGAGTCCTGATTCCAACACCTCACTACGAATTCATCAAGCTTTCAAACGGAGATCTCGGTTTCGGTTCGCTATGGGAAGGTGGCGTAAGGAAGCTGAGCCACAACCAAGAAGTGATGGATATTCTGCGGGGTCGAATCCTAATCAAAGACTTGCCGAGGTTCCTAAGCCGAGTCTACGCTTTTGATTTGTTCGTAAACAATGTGGACCGCCATTGGGGTAACTACATCTGGCGAACAAGCTTTGATGGCAGCCTTATAGCCTTAGCATTTGACTTTAGTCGCGCTTGTTTTGAGACCGGACATTTAGGCTATGAAGCATTTAGCATAGACTGCAATACGCAACATGCGTTTAGGTTGATTGGCGTTACCGGTAATTATATTAGACAAGAGGCAATAGACTGTCTTGACGATATCGCCAAGATAAAATCTGGCGATATTAGTGAGATACTCGACGGAATGCCAAAAAAATGGCTGTCAAAATCCGACAGACAAGACTATATTGCCTGGTGGGACTCGCACGAACGACATGACAGAATCACGCACATCAAGGGGAGGATCTGACAATGCAAAGCTTCAAGTACTCAATAGTCAGATATATGCCAGATCCCCGCAGAGGCGAAATAGTCAACGTCGGTCTTGTCGTATTTCTGGATGAAAAGCTTGATGTCAGGCTTATTAACAACTCTGCAAAGATAAGAATAATCGATGGTTCTTCTGGAATAGAAGATCTAGAGAAACTGAAAAACTTCCTAGAAGAGATTAGAGGCCTTGCGGGGTCTACTGATTTATCACTGGAAATGATAAAGTCTTTTCATGGACCAAGCTTTCTGTCTGAACCGGCGAATTTCTTTCTAGATCATTTAAGCCAATATGAAGACAAGGTAAACTCTCTTTTTAACACCTTGGTGAAGCCTTTCGCATCTAAAGAGCGAGCGGTCCGCAACACTAGAATTCATACTCAAATAAAAGAGCAACTTGAGTCAATGGATCTGCTAGGTAAGAGCAACGAAGACCTTAGCAGACATAAAATGATCTACAACTACCCTATAAATGAAAAGACGGGATTCACAGCAGACTTCCTGTTGAAGAATGGCAGATATCACATAACGGAAGTTATAGATTACAACGTCAATGACCTTAATTCCAAGTTCAAAGAAACGTCAATGAAAGTCATGGCGTTCATGGAAGGAAAAAAGGCGCTAGGCAATGATACGGCAAGCTATTTTGTATACAGCGCCACTAGCTCAATTGAAAAAGAAATTTTTAGCCATCTTAATCTAGCTAGTGACTATAGCGACGTTCTCTTTAATATCGACCGAAAGCAAGATCGAAAAAACTATTACGAACTGGTTTCGAGCCTCGCTGGACAGGGCGCTCTTATCCACTAGCATCGAATAGACCTGAAAGCCCGCTGACGCGGGCTTTTTTTATTCCCGGGGCTTGCCACTCTGTAGCCGGTTCATCTCGGCCTTCACCATGTTGCGGTACTGCTGGGGCTCCAGGCCGGCTAGCTCCAGGTCGGCCCAGGCGCGCCAGCCCTTCCCCTTCTTCTCCTTCGCCCCGAAGATCCGCGCGGCCTCGCCGTAGCAGCGCTCCTTGTTCGCCTTCCAGAACTCGAACAGCTGGGCCTTGTGATCTTCCATGGCGCGGCGTTCGTCCATGGGTAGGTCGGCGAGGTTGTAGGACATGGGTCGTCTCCTGATCTGATGCGGGCGCCATGATACGCCTGCGGCTTCCTGGGGGCCGGTCTGCCCAACGCGATGTAGCACATCGGTACTACCGCCTTGCGTCAGCCGTTTCGCTAGCCTACTGTATATTTGAACAGTATCACAGTAAGGAGGTACCCGATGCCGCGTAACGTTGCCACCGCCGAACAGCCCCGCCCACCAGTGGACGCCTACACGCTCCTTTCCCAACGGGTCATGCGAGCCATCAACGCCCCGGCCGCGCAGAAGGACAAGGCCGCAGTGCTGGAGCGCTACCCCAGTGACGACCCTGAAGCCTGGGACCGGGTGCTGGACGAGATCGGCGAGAACGACAACGTGACGATCGCGCATCGCGACGATGGCCATGTCCAGGTGTTCTGGACGGTGCCGAAGGAAGACTGACCTGCCGTCACCGAAAGCCCGCCGCCGAGCGGGCTTTTTCATGGGTGCGCAATTTTATTAGCAGTGCTATTGACGAATATTAGCAGCATTGCTAATTTTATTTCACAGGCAGCGACAACTGCCCGGCAGCGAAAGCCGCCCTGCTCTTTCAAAAATTCGGGATCCCCGCGAGCCGATCCGCCACCAGGCGTACAGCGCGGGCTACAAGTTTCGGCTCCCATGCCAGCTCTGGTACTGGCCTCGGCAATACACCCTGCCGAGCGAAGCCACGCAAGCCAGCCGCACACCACCCAGAGAGTGGAGACCGGCCAGAGGGACGACCCCGGCGATGCGCGTGGTGGAGAGCAGTTTTCCTCGCTGGCCTTGGAGACAGGGCCAGCCGGGAAGACCACCACCGCCCTGGAGGGCAAGACCATGAAGATCTACACCCGCCAAGATGGAATGCTTGCCCTCAAGCCAGAGCGGATTGAGGCCTGCAGAGCGGCAGGAGTAGTTGTTCTGGGCTTCGGCGAAAGAACACCTGACGACGGAATTGTGATTGCCGATTGCCGCCCACGCGGCTTTGTTGGCTGGCGAGGACCTGACGATCCAGCTGCAACCATTCTGTACGTCGGCAACGTGTTCAGGCCGATCAAGACCTACTACTTCGATAGCTTCGAGCGGGCCTTGAAGAAGGCCAAGAAGCTCGCCGCCTGAGCATCACTGGCTGGCCTTCCCACGAGGGCCAGACGGGATGCCACCCGAACAGGAGAACGACATGGACATCAGCTCTTACGTCTACCTGGCGCGCGACGCCCACCAGCACGCAATGTCAGCGAAGCGCGTCGGTGACCTTCAGAAGCGCGCCAGCCTGCTCGCTTGGCGAGATCGCTGGATGCTGAAGGCGCGAACCCTCAAGAACGCCTGAGCATAGGAGGCCACATGGCCAACGCACTGACACCGCGCCAGCTGCAGACCCTGCAGGAAGTGGAAGCCTTCCTGTCGGCCCACAACTACCCGCCCACCCGCGCCGAGCTGGCCGAGCTGATGGGCATGGCATCGCCAAACGGCGCCCAGGAGCACTTGGAGGCGCTTGAGGAAAAGGGATTTTTGAAGCTCACCCCCAACACGGCCCGAGGGATCAGGCTGCTGAGGAGCTCGTCATGAACCAGCACTACGTCGCCTGGCTGCGCGCCCAGATCGAATCGGCCTCGCCGGCCACCCTGCACCTGAACATCCTGCCGCACGTTGAAGACCTCGCTGCCATGTACCGGCGCGAGATGCAGCAGGCCTCCACCCCCGGGCTGAAGCTCTACTTCCAGCGGACGCTGGCGGGCTTTGAAGACCTCCTCAACCAGTACCAGTACCACGCCGCGGCGGCGTAAGGATCCACACCGTGATCGAATTCGGGCAATGGCAAGGACGCCTGGGCATGGGCCTGGCTCCCCGAGAACTGGAATGCGTGATGGGCCTGGCCAGCGGCCTCACCCACAAGCAGATCGCCCGAGACATGGCGATCGCCCCCATGACCGTCACCAAGCGGATCAGCAGCGCGATGTTCAAGCTGGGCGTGCAGCGCGCCCCGCAGCTGGTGGCCGAGGCCATGAAGCGCCAGATCATCAGCCCGCTCTGCATGATGCTGGCCGCCCTGGTGGTTGCCCATGCCGCTTTCGATGAAGACCCGATGCGCCGCGACCGTCGAGCGCCGGAGCGCCGCACCGCCCAGGTGCGAATGATGCGCCGCGCTGAAGCCCCCGAAATCTACGCCTGACCCAGGAGATAGCAATGACCACGAATTTCAGCCTGTCCAAGGAAATGCGCACCAAGGTAGCCGACGAACTCACCATCAAGGCAGTCGAGAAGCACGGCGCCCGGATCGCGAAAAAGCTGGTGAAGATCAACGATGAGTTCTGGCAGCGCCACCTGGCCAAGGTGGCACAGATCCTCACCTTGGAGCCGGCACGCTATCCGGAGCTGATCCAGGCCGGCCTGCTTACTGCAACCACCAGCTGCACGCCCGAAGGCCCGGAGCGCAAGGGTCTCATCAAGTTCGCCATGACGGAGCACTCCTCCGGCGCGGAAGAGCTGGCTGTCTTCAAGCTCGTTCTGCGTTCCCAGCCCTTCGCTCAGGTGGCTGACTTCATCAAGCAGGAGCGCTACTACAAGACGCACTACAGCCTGGTCTTCGTCAGCAAAGCTGGCTCCGTCCCGATGCTGCGAGAGATGGAGCGGATTGGCGAGCAAGACAAGCTGCTGAAGGCAGCAGAGGCCATCCGGATCGAAGTGGCCGAGGTGATGAAGGCCGCCGTCGAGTTTCGCAGCAAGACGATGGACATCCTCAATAGCGTTCGCAGCGCGCGCCAGCTGACCGACCTGTTCCCCGAGGCCGCCAAGCTGCTGCCGCCGCCAGTGAAGACTCGCACCGAGGTCGCCCCCACCGAGCTCGTCGATTCGGTCCGCAGCATGCTGAACAAGGGCATCCCGCCTGTAGCAGCCTGATCTAGCCCCGACCTGGCGGGCCGCCCCGGCGGATATCCAGGAGCGCCAGCCGGCGGAGCGCACATCACCGGCAGCCTGGCATTGGTCACCAGCTTCTACCTCCGCCGAGGGTCAGGCCGTATTCCCCACGTCACGGGGCCGATCGCCTGGTTCGCCAGGCTGCATCGGAGTGTGATCCGCCTGAAAACGCCGTGGCTGAGTGCACAAATAGCCGGGTGGCACCGGTAGCCGCAAACAGACGCCAGCGGTAGTCACGGATCACACCCCGATGCAGGAAGACGGAGTCGCGCCAGTTAGCACACAACAGGCACTGGCACTGCATCACCGCCGGCCACGGTTCAACCCTGAAGCCGGCAACCTTTTCGCCAGGTCGCACTCGGTCGCTCCCCCAGCGGCGCGGCCTGGCCCTTTTCTTCCCATTCCCCATCGAGGCCTTCGCCATGAGCGCTCAGGTTCTGCTTCACCCTGCCGTTGTGGATCGCGGTGTGGTTTCCATCATCCAGCTAGAGCTGGGCCGTCGAGTGGTGAACGTTGGCCACCACCGGCTGCTGGTGCCCTGCCGGAGCCTGGCCAAGCACGGCGATGCCCTGGCGAAGTGGCAGGCGGCTCGCGGTCTGGTCGACAACCTGCTGCGCACTGAAGGGGAGCTCACCGCATGATCCCCGACTTCGTGCACGACATCCAAGACCGTGACCCGCAGCGCGCCAGCCTCGGCAAGGCCGTCGAGCAGTACCTGGCCGCCGGCGGCAGCATCGCCACCCTTCCCTACCTGGCCCCGGCCGAGCTGACCCGCCCCGCCGAGTTCAACAGCAGCGCACCGCGAGTGCGGGGTATCGCTGCTGAGTCCCGATCCAAGAAGCGCGCAGCCGATCAGCACGCTGCGACCTTCGCCGACCTGCTGCAGACGCTGGAGGCTCCCCATGAGCAAGCGCAAGCCGAACAACACCCGCGCCAGGCTTGAGCGCGCCAGCCGCGCCCTGCTGCGCACCAACCACGTCGGCGTAATCAACATCGACCCGCACGGCGGCAAGGGCCTGATCCACATGCAGAGCGCGAAGAAGATCGTCTGCGGCAGCGCCCTGGTGACGGCGATCAACGACATCCCGCACCAATGGACGATCTACCTCAGCGCCTTCTGCCTCGATCAGCGGGGCGAGCGGTACATCAAGTCAGTCGAGATCGCGACGCCGGGCATCCACATGGCCGGGCAGCTGACTGATGTGATCGCGCACCACTACCGCGGCCTGATGGACACCTGCAACCGGCGACACCTTATCGGCAGCGCCTGGATAGCCAACCCCTGCGGCGTCTCCCTCAGCGAGCAGCAGGCGGCGCATATCTACGACGTCACGGGCGCTTGGCAGCACGTTGAGCGCTCGCAAGCGGCGTGAGGAAATCCCATGTACGTCCTCTTCTGCAGCTACGGCAACGACTCCATAGCGCTCATCCAGTGGGCGCATGAGAACAAGCTACGGGACGTGGTCTGCCTCTACGGACACTGGCTGGTCTGCGCCAGAGTGGCCGGCCAGGGTGGAGCGCGCCGAGGCCGTGGCACAGAGCTATGGCTTCCGCACTGCACGCACCACGTCAGAAGGCATGGTCGAACTGGTCAAGCGCAAACGCGGCTGGCCAGGCGCTGGCGGCCAAGGTCAGTTCTGCACAGGTGATCTGAAGATCAAGCCGGCACTGGAATGGCTGGCCGCAAATGATCCGGATTGTGATGCCACCTGCGTGACCGGCGTTCGCCGCGGCGAGAGCGAAAACCGCATCGACGCACCGGAGAACATCGAATCTTCGCAGAACCACGGCGGACGCGAGCTGTTCCAGCCGCTGGTGCGGCACACCGAGCAGCAGCGCAATGAGCTGGTGCAGCGCGCCGGTTTCGAAGTCCTGCCCCACCGCTCCCGCGAGTGCTACCCCTGCATCAACGCAAACATTGACCAGCTGCGGGACCTGAGCGAGTGCCGGATAGCCCTGATCGACATCACCGAACAGGAGCTGGGCCACACCCGAAAGGGCAAGCCACGGGTCATGTTTCGCTCAGCGCGCCGCAAGGGCGCCGTTGGGATCAGGGCTGTCGTCCAGTGGGCAAGCGCCCCCAGGGCAAGGGATCAGATGGACCTGTTCCAAGAGCAGCCACGTAAGTGCGACTCCGGCTTCTGCGGCGGCTAGCTGCCTAACCCCTCCCCGCATGCCATCTGGCGTGCCGACAGAGTATTGATCATGACAACGAGCAACCAACTGCTGCCGTGCCCGTTCTGCGGGGGATCTTCGGTGTATCAACGGCTGCGTGACGGTTCCAAGTATGGCGCCTATGAGTGCGGTGAATGCGGCGCTCAAGGACCAGACGTTCGAACTGGCTATGGCCCGGAAGAGGAATGGCGAGACAAGGCCACTGCTGCCTGGAATGAACGCAGTGCCGACGCCCCGCCTGCCGCCGCGCATGGGGATGACACGCGGCGCATTGACTGGCTGGCATGCAAGTGGCGGCTGGGTGGGACTCTGCCAGATGTCGATCATGGCAGCTTCCGTGAGGCCATCGACGCCGCCATGCGCGCCCAGGGCGACGACAGGTTGCTATTCACCGACGCCATTATGCCCGGCGGCCTGACCGAAACATGAAAGGATCCATGTCCCGCTTCTCCTTCCAGTACTCCACATCCATCTGCGACATCTGCGGCAAGCCTCGTAACCGGGGCCAGGGTCCGGCGCGGCATGACCGCTGCTCGAAGATCCGCCAGCAGATGCACGCACAACGTCACGCCAGCTGAGGTGAACTATGCCTGGAGGAGCCCCTCCCCGCCGCCGGCTTGAAATCCGCGGCGAGCTTCTGACCCTGCGCGAGATCGCAGAACGCTACGGCATCCCCTATCGCGCCATCCATGACCGCTACTACGCTCAGTGCCTGGAGGGTGAAGACCTCATCAAGCCGCTGCGCAAGGTCAGCACGGAGATTGCCGACGCCTGCAAGGCCACTGGTTTGTCCGTAGGCGCTATGCGATACCGGAAGCTGTCCGGTAAAGACCTGTACGCGCCAGCACGCCCACGGCTGAGCGCGGAGGAGCTGGAGCTGCTGGTCCAGATATCCCGCGAGACAGGTATTCCGCGAAACGTCCTGAGCACCCGTTACCACCGCGGATGGCGCGGCGCCAAGCTCCGCAAGCCAGTCAGGGATCGAATCTGCAAGAGCACCGATCGCGGCCTGGACGACTGGGTGCCCGGCTCCCGGCCTCGCAAGTCCGCCTGATCCCACCGAAGGAACGACCATGCCACTTCCCTACGAAAACAGCACCAGCGGCGACAAGGCCTACGCCGAGATCCAGAAGATCCTGGGCCAGTTCGGCTGCGATAACTACGGGATCATGCACCGGGAGAAGGAGCAGGCGGTCATGATTCAGTTCGACTGGCGCGGCCGCCAGGTGCAGTTCAAGTTCAGCTGGGGCGGCTATGCCGTCGCCTGGTTGCGCGAACACCCGCATACCAGCCGATCCCGCTCGACCCTGGACCAGCACAAGGCCAAGGCGGCGGCAATCGCCAAGGTGGCCGTCTGCTCCATGGCGCGTGACTGGGTGAAGTCCCAGGTGACCGCCGTAGAGTGCAACCTCCTGTCGTTCGAGGAGGTGTTCATGCCGCACATGCTGCTGCCGGATGGCCGGCGACTGGTTGAGGCAGCGCAGAAGCTACTCCCACCGTCCGCCTGATCCCCTACCCCTACCCCTACCCCTACCCCATTGAACCTGCGCCCTGGCGCGGGATGAGGACTGTCATGTCTACGGAAAACGCACCGATCACCTACGAGCTGCGCAGCATCAACGACATCTTCCACAAGGTACCGGCTGACCGGATCCCGGACTGCTGCCGGGAGCTAGGCATCGCTCTGTCGCAGATGAAGGCCACCCGCGACTTACTCGCCACTGCCGCCGAGTCCCTTGGCATTGACCCGGAAGCCTTGGGTTTCGAGCTGCCGGAGGTCCACAACTGGGTGGACGACGGAAAGGGCGATATTAGCGTGAAGGTCCAGGCTGCGGCAGATGCTGAGTCAGAGCGCATCCCGATGTTCGAGATCAACACGAAGGCGAAGGGTGAGCAGCCATGACCATCCTCGTACGGCAGCTGCGCGCGTAGATCGAGCGGCTGCAGGCTGAGAACGCGGAGCTGCTAAGCGCCTTACAACAGTCGCAGATGGCGCTTACCGGCTACATTCCCGCGCACCGGAACGACATCACCTCGGCAGCTATCGAGCGCGCCCAGGCAGCCATAGACCAGGCGATGACCAAGGAGCAGCCATGACCACGAACCACCTACGCCACCCGTACCAGTAAGCCTTCCATCCATCTCCTACGGGTATAGCAATGCTGGGATAAGCCCTGCATTCAGTTCAGTCTGGGAGGTAGACATTCACCCCTCATAAACTAACGGCTTGCCCGATGTGACCATGTCATTTGCATTCAGCCTACTTTGGATGGGATCGCTCTTCGTTCTTGCCGTCCTTAGCGCGTTCCCTAGGCTTTGGGGACCTTATCTTCTGGGAATACTGGCATTCATCGCATTGGACGTTGTGAGCATGGTCTTCATGCTAAATAACGTCGATGGTCCGGGCGTGATCGCAGCTCCCCTTATCCATTTGTCTTTTGTAGGCATCGCCTGCATCGCCCATGCCATTCGCTGGGCGTACGAGGTAGTCCGCTGATCAATAAGGATATTGCGTAGGACGTTAGGCGATCTCGGCTGTCGGCATGTTCGGCAGGATAGCCGTCATCATCTTGGGCCAGCCAATTCGTAGCGCTTTCTTACGAAGGCTAGGCGCTACATCTAAGCGCAAACTTTGCGACTGTCTTGCAGATTTGGTGAGAAGGGTTATATGCCCTTTCCTCCTGACCGCTAGCTGTAGAGACAGGCCGCGAGCGGAATAGCACCCACCGTCGGATCACTCGCTAAGCCAATTCCTGCCTGCTAGATCCGCTACTTCCTATCATCCCGCAACGCTGGCCGCCGGCCGGCGCGAAGAGGTATTGCCCATGGAAAGCGAAATCCTTTCCGATGAAGAGCTGGCCGAGATTACCGGCTACAAGGCCAGAGGTTGGCAACGCCGCTGGCTCGATGATCACCGCTGGCACTATGTCGAGAGCCGCGGCAAGCGGCCACTGGTAGGACGCCTCTATGCCCGGCAAAAGCTCGGCATCCTGGCGGAGTCCGGAGCGTTCCAACCCCCTCCACTGCCGGCCCAGGCCTGGACCCCGGACCTTTCTCGAGTGAAATGAGATGCGCCCTAGAAGCAAGGAGAATCGCGACCTGCCGCCGGGCGTCTACCGGCGCAAGCGCGCCAGGAAGAACGGAAAGGTCTGGGTGGCCTACTACTATCGCGATGCTGCGGGAAAGGAGATTCCGCTGGGAGGCGACTTGGACGTCGCCAGGATGCGGTGGGCGGAGCTGGAAGCGAAGGAGAAGCCACAGGACCTACGGGTGATGCGCTCCATCTTCGATCGGTACGTCCGGGACGTGATCCCCAAGAAGGCGCCCCGCACCCAGCGGGACAACCTCGCCGAGCTGCGTCAGCTCAGGCCCGTTTTCGACGAAGCGCCTATCGACTCAATCACCCCGGCAACCATCGCCCAGTACCGAGACGCCCGGACGGCGAAGGTGCGAGCCAATCGCGAGATTGCCACGCTATCCCACGTCTTCAACATGGCGCGGGAATGGGGGCTGACGGTCCGGGAGAATCCATGCCAGGGCGTCAGGAAGAACCGGGAAGCACCCAGGGACTACTATGCCAATGACGCGGTTTGGGCTGCTGTCTATCAGAAGGCCACGCCGGAGCTGAAGGACGCCATGGACCTCGCCTACCTTACCGGCCAGCGCCCGGCCGACGTGCTGTCCATGCGCTGGGACGATGTCGAGGGCGAGTTCCTGACCGTGCAGCAGGGGAAGACCAGCAAACGCTTGCGCATCCTGCTGCAGGCCAATGGGGCGGACAACAGCCTGGGCGCGCTGCTGCGAATGTTCGATGCTCGCTACCCTGTCCGGATCAGTCCGTTCCTGATTGTCACAGGCCGAGGACGGCGGCTCACGACATCCATGCTGCGGATTCGCTGGGATGCAGCCAGGGACTTGGCGAAGATCACCGCGATGGAAGCCGGCGATGCGCAACTGGCGCTCCGGATCGGCCAGTTTCAGTTCCGCGACATCCGGCCGAAAGCGGCCTCGGAAATCCTTGACCCGAAGGAAGCCAGCAAGCTTCTAGGCCATACCGAAGAGGACATCACCGAGCGGGTCTATCGTCGCCTTGGCGCTATCGCCAGGCCCACAAAATAG